GCCCTGAATTCCTTGCGTAGAGACCGTTCGTGACCAAATCTTTGATCGGGTTCTTATCTGAATTATAGACCGAAGCCTTGATCGTATCTTCCATATCTGTGTCGACCTTGACGCGAAACTTTGGTTCACGATCTGTGGACATTTTCAGATTTGAGTTAAACATGGGTATGAGTTCATCTTTGGTCATGGGTTTACCGAAAATTTCGACACTCTGGTCTACGACCGAATCGATGATCTGATCTTCAATCTTTCTGAGAGATTCATAAAACTTCTTCATGTAGCTCTCGTCTTCGTCGTATCCTTTGACCGCGAAATCGATGTTATACTTGGTGGGACCCACCTCGGGTGTGAATCCAGAAACACCGAAGGGCATGTACATACGAGGAAACTGAAGACGGAACGGTGTACCCTGCTTGGTCGTGATGACTATTTTTCGGTTATTGTATTGGTTGATTTGGAGATTTTCCATGTCTTTCTATTTCATATACAGGTCAAAACTTTAAGCAGAACACGCCACACAATCAGGTTCCAGACTGAATTGAATCGGTCGAGCCTTGGCCTTGGATCGGAGATAATACATACCCGTCTTGAGACCCGATTTCCACGCGTACATGTGCATCGAGGACAATTTGGACATCGTGGGACTCTCCACGAAAAGGTTCATGGATTGAGACTGATCGATGAATCGCCCACGGTCGGCAGCCATGTCGATGATACACTTCTGACTGATTTCCCATACGGTCTTGTAGAGCTTTTTGATATCTTCTGGGATGTCCACGATATTTTGGATGGACCCACCTGCCTTCACCATGAGATCTTTCATTTCTTTTGACCAGAGACCCACTTTTTTGAGATCATCCACCAGGTGTTTGTTGACCACGACAAACTCACCCGCGAGGGTACGTCTCAGGTAAATGTTGGTCGTGTACGGCTCGAAACACTCGTTATTCCCTAAGATCTGGGCGGTCGAGGCGGTGGGCATGGGGGCCATGAGAAGACTGTTCCTGAGACCCTTAGTTTTCACGCGTTCACGCGTGGCGTCCCAGTCGTAGCGACCGCTGAACTTGGTTTCACCCTCCCACATGTCGGGTTGGAGGATACCCTGGGATGCTGGTGACCCCTGGAAACTCTCATAGGACCCCTCCACTTCTGCGAGTTCTGAGGAAGCCTCGAGGGCTGCGTGGTACATCGTCTCGAAGATGTGGGCGTTCATGAGACGAGACTCTTCACAGTCGAAAGGGAGACCACACATGTTAAACACGTCCGCGAGACCTTGGACACCCATACCGATGGGACGGTGTTTCATGTTGGAGCGTCGAGCCGTTTCGACAGGGTAAAAGTTACGGTCTATGACCCGATTCAGGTTCTTTACGACTGTTTTCGTGACCTCATGGAGTTTCTCGTACTCGAAAGATTTGGTTTCTTTGTTTACGTATTTGGGGAGGGCGAGGGAGGCCAGGTTACACACGGCTGTTTCATCCTTGTCGGTAAATTCTAAAATTTCTGTGCAGTTCCCAGTGAGAATACCGTTAAACACGCCACGATGTTTGAGTGGTTCATTGAAACAGAAGGTGTCTGCGGTGTCTCCCAGGTCTTCAACGGAAACGATCTTCACGTCATCGTGAATACTTCCATCAGGGAGAGAGTGTTTAATAATTTTCATATCTTTTTCGAGATGTTGCGCTTCGATGGGTGTATCGTGTCCGACGACCCAGAACTTGTGGTAAGGGGTACATCGAACCGAGAGACCTTTACTCGTATTGACCGTGAGAAGTTTCTGGTTCTCGCCTGTCTGATGAACGGTGACTTTTGAAAACTCTTCGCCGTTCCAGACTTGGACTTCTTGATCCTTGAGTTCTGAAATAGTCTGTTGTCCTTCACTGGTGAGAATCTTAGTCTCGGGTGCGACACACAAATTGGAACTCTTAATGACCCCCAAGTTCTTCTGGTTACTCTTGGCGTTACAGGCATCCTTGTAGAGCATGTAGGGTGTTCCGGTCTCTGTCTGACTCTTCAAAATGGCTTTCCAGACGTCACCCGCGGGAACGGTCGCGTTGGCGAGACCCTCTTCTTCGTACTTGGTATACAGGGCCTCGAACTCGTCACCGAAGCAGTCCGCGAGACCGGGAGCCTTGTCGGGACAGAAGAGGGACCACTTCCCACCTTCCTCGACCCGTTTCATGAAGAGGTCAGGAATCCACATCGCGGAGAAGAGATCGCGGCACCGTGCCTCGTCGTCACCCTGATTGAGACGAATTTCGAGAAAGTCCATGATATCCGCGTGCCACGGTTCCATGTATACCGCGATAGACCCCTTACGACGTCCTGCCTGGTTCACGTAGCGTGCCGTGGCGTTGAAGACTCTGAGCATGGGAATGACACCATCCGACTGACCGTTCGTACCTCGAATCTTTGACTTATTGGCTCGGACGTTGTGGATGTGCATCCCGATGCCACCTGCCCATTTACTGATTTGGGCACACTCAGTCAAAGTTCCGTAAATTCCGTCTATCGAGTCACTTTTATTTGAAATCAAAAAGCATGAACTCATTTGTGGACGAGGGGTACCGGCGTTGAAGAGGGTGGGTGTGGCGTGAATGAAGTAGCCCTGAGACATCTTATCGTACGTCTCGAGAACGGAGGGAATATCTTTACCGTGAATACCGATGGAAACGCGCATGAACATGAACTGGGGGGTCTCGATGAGTGTACCGTCGACGCGCTGGAGATACCCTTTCTCGAGTGTTTTGAGACCGAAATATCCAAAATCGAAATCGCGATCATTTTTTATGTGTTCCTTAACTTTTTGAGCCACTTCGACGACTTCATCTGTGACGACCCCCGCCTTGTGAAGTTTACGCATCGCGAGATGAAAGTTGTTGGGACACACCTTCTGAATGTTACTCGCGATGATACGAGTCGCCAGGGTTTCATAATCGGGGTCGGAGGTGAGCATCCCGATACAAATCTCAGCGGAGAGTGTATCGATTTCTTGAGTGGTGATGTTATCGTACATGGAAGAGAACACCTGTTGGGCGACCTTCGAGGAGTCGCAATTTTCGGAGAGTCCATATGTTAAATTCTTGATCCTATTGGTGACGTTATCAAACTTCATATCCTCAATACGACCTGAGCGTTTAGTGACCCTCATATACCTAAAGTTCTAATTTTATTTTTAACTTACTTCTTACAGCTCAAGTCAGAGCTCCGAACAGTGGTGGGGCCGAGAACCCCCATACTACGATCGGGTTGAAGAAGATACGTGTTCACATAAAAGGGACCCTGTTCACCAGCCTTCGTGACTGGGGCGTATGATCCGACAAAACAAGTGGGTGGGGTACAAGGCATCAAGTCGACCGTGTCTGGACCAGAGGCGTACGCCTTGTCAAAGTCTGAGTAGTTCATCATTTAATAGTGACACAGTTTTTTTTTCGAGCGGTATATAAATGAGTAATCTTCACCTGAATTCTATTAAGCAGTGTGAGACACCATTGAATACGCTCTTCTTTTCTGAATTTAACAAAAATATGCTTCAGCGTGGAATTCGTCAGGCGTTTAAGGATCGTACTGGTATATCGATCGATTACCAAAACCCCGATGATCTGTACGGTATCATGCGTATGGTGTTCATCAACAACTCTGGGAACCATCACATGGATGTGAACAGACAGGTGAAGACCATGAACATGCGAGTCATCGAGACGGCACTCTCACAGATTCAGACGGGTGTTTCCCAATACATCGCGTACGTGAATGACATAGACACCACGAGCATACCTCTCGACCAACCCATCAACACGAGTACGGCTGGAAAAAAGATTCCATACAACAACAAGATCGGTATCAATTAAAGGGTACAGACGAAGAAAGAGTAAGTCATGAGTTTGAACTATTACAAGGATGAAACGACGAAAGTATGTAAATCAAAGGGGTGGGACAGAGCTCCCGTAGATACCGTGTGGCTTTTACTCTCTGAAGAAGTCGGGGAACTCGCCTCGGCGATTCGTCAATACAAAAAGATGTACAAGAAGACAAATCTGAAGAAGGACCGAGGTACTGATGTGATGATGGAAATGGGGGATGTGTTCAGTTACCTCTTCCAGTTGGCGCACATGTTGAACGTGGATTTGGATATGATGTGGGAAACGCACCGATACAAAATGAACGATAAAAAATATAATCTGAACTAATAGTACTATGAGGCTCAGCGACGAGGATTCTATTAACGACATTAATCCATTTGTCATGCACGATTTTTCCCTTCCAGGTGGTGTGAGACAAAACGATAATTTCGATTCTTTTTCTAAAACTCCCGCGAGTAGCGGTGGTATAATGGGTGCTGACGAGAGTGTGTACTGTGGGTACGCCTTGTGCGAAACGGTGAATGGTCCATCGGGTGCGTTTACGGTGATTCATCCCAGAAGGAACATAGATCCTGGGTTCACGTGTGATTCTTCGAAGCGCGTGAAGGTTGGCGTCTCGAACGAGACTCGAGTTCCATATGTCGGTATCATGATCCTCGTGACGTCTATGGCTCTCGTTCTAGTATACTTAAGACGTCGGTAAAATATTCGAGACGGTCTAACTTGGTACATTCTTCGATGGAATGACCGATAAACTTTTTACATAAATTGATGATGTACTCTCTCTGCCAAGCACTTTTCATATTGATAATGGGTGGTTGGAAGCTGGGATCTAGAATTTTAGTCGTGTGCGCGAGACGAACGTATACTCGGATGGCCCGTTTATAGGATAAGATGTTTTCGAGAGCCAATTCGGCCATTCGCTGTCGAACCTCGATAGTCTTGGACACCATGATTTCCAAAAATTTCAAGTACGTGATGGTCTGTTTTTTACTCTGAAAAATCTCCCAGTCCGCTAGGGGTTCTGTGTTCATGTAATCGGTGAGCGTTTCGTACCCCCCACTCTTTCGAGAATACGTTTCGTACACGATTTCCACGTAAGTGAGATCGGATTCAACATCATGAACAACTTTTGCAGATTTAAAGAAGGAGGTCATATACGAAGATAAAGAATATATTCTTTAAACACCTAAGTTGTGAAGATCATTCACACACCAAATGTATACGACTCTCGCGAATAATTCGTTTTCCTATTTACTCACTATAGATGAGTTTAGGAACGCACTCCCAGATGCACTGAGACCTTCGTGGATTAAAATCACCACGATCACGATGGTTTCTAGTTTTGTCCAAAACATCGACATTAAACGTCTTCGAGCCGTTTTCGAAGATATCGGAACGTATAAGATGAAACGCTGTGGACCCGATTCGAAAACGATGAATGGATTTGAATGGAAATTGAAACCCACGACTTTTTATAATCAGGTGACGTTGACTTACCATGACTCGTACAGTACCAAGTCGATCAAAGTTTTTCCAAATGGAAGTATTCAAGTCGCTGGATGCTGTGACCTCTTTGACTGTAAGCGCATCATCACGCAGCTCATGTACATCTTCAAGACTTTTCTTGACTTGGAGGTGACCGCACCGATTGATTCTTTCCGAGTTGTCATGATCAACTCGAACTTTAGTCTCAATCACAACGTGAATCTCATGGAGGTGACCAGATGGTTTGAGCGTTACAGTGATATCTTCAACGTATCTTTCGAACCCGATCGATACTCTGCGGTGAAGATTAAGTTTAAACCTGCGCACGACATGAAAACGATCACGTGTAGTATCTTCAGTACAGGAAAGATTATCATCACGGGTGCCGAAACACTCAAGGAGATTGCTTTTGGCTATAACATCATCAATCAACACATCAACGAGAATCCCGAAATTCGAGTGTCGCGCACAGAAGAGACTGATGTTTTTGATATATATTTGGGGTACAAATGTGACCCCTTTGTGAATCATCTAAAGAAAAAGGGTTTTGAGTCATGGGTCAAAACAATCACCAACCGACAAATTAATTTCTAAATTTATAGTAATAAAGATGTCGCAACGACTTGGCATGGCTGATGGGCGCTGTTTCACGATTAATTCGTCAGCCCAACTGTTTAACAACTATGTGATGAAACAGAATGGTATCTCGTTCGAGGATAACTATTCGTATAGGCAGCTTCTCCAGAAGCAGGGACCCCAACTTCTCTCGGCGGTTCAGGAGCAACAGGGTAAGGCGAATTGCAAGACTTGTGACAAACCACTTCTCGCAGTTCCCGATATTTATTAGGTGAGCGAAATACCCAAAAAAACTTTACACCCATACTCCAGAATGTCTACGTGTTCTATATGTCTAGCGGATGTCAGGTCAACGAGGACCAATCCACCGATTCGATGCGGACATATATTTCACACACACTGTCTAGAGGGATGGAAGGCACAAGGTAAAAATACATGCCCCACGTGTAGAAAGGTTTTTGACGTTTCTCAATTTAAGATTAACGTCACGATACACAATAACTATACACAAGTTTCGAATGTCGTTTCCATGAATGAAGAATCGATACTCTCTGTACTTGACTTGTTTGATATATCGTTCGACGCGGATACTGCTTTAGACGTCGACAGTATTTTATCGGACTTTGGGATGAGTCTTACCGACTTTAATACCAATGTCTTTTACACAGAATGAGCTACAGTATTTATCGTAGTTTAACTCGTTGTAATTCCTAGAAGCTGTACGAGGGTCCTTAATCACCTTACCATTAGCGTCACCTAATAATGGACCAGTAGCCCACCCACGTTTATGACTGAACACATTCGCCTTAAACACTATACGATTACCGACTACGAACTTTCCCGCTTTTTTTACCCTCGATTCAGGAATCTTAAAAAACGCGGCGACAGACTTTGCTGTATCCCCCACTCTGACTTTGTATTCGATGACACCGTGCTGCTTGTAAAAGTGGAAATCACCTTGGCGAATGTAGTTTCTTGGTCTACCCGAGGATACAAACATCATGATCTTGAAATACCCCTTTTTACACTTTTCATCCCCGTTCACTTTGTAGATAGACTTGGGGTTGTCTGAAACAACGCGCTTAGGAAGATCGTCGCATTTGGTGTAATCGTGTGGGAGGTTAGATAACCCAGAGCGATCACCCGGTATGGATTTCTGCCACCTGAAAGATTGATAATCACCTACGGCGTAGGCGTAACAATTGTTACCCGTTATACCCTTCGAAGATCCCCATCGACGGTTTGTAAATTTATTCTCTGACCCAGTCAGAGGGAGTTCTTTAGTTTTAGACATCTATAGAGTACGCAGAAAAAAATATCAGTAAGTAATAAATGTTCGGTAATATTCTCAAGTCTGAAAACAGGTCTGATATGATTCGCGAGATTCTCATCTTCGTGTTATCTATTCTCATCAGCACCTTCATCCTCCGTGTGGTGTGGAACACGTCTCTCGTGAAACACATCACTGTCCTCAAACCCATCAACAGCCTACTCGACGCGTTGATCCTTTCCGTTTCCATCAGGGTAATCAGCGGCCTCGACCGTTAAACACCTGTCCGTGTCCTACAATTGATTTAATTGTTTACGAGTCCACCCGTGCCATTGGTCCCGTAAACAGGTTTTCGCTTCTTTAATGGTTTCATTTTTCCCATCTTCATGACAACAATGGCTCGCGCCATCGCAGCTGATTGGTTTACGGGTGTTTTCTTCTTAGGCGGTGGTGCGATGACCACCGGTTTTTGGGGTTTTGGGGTTGGGAGCAGTGGTGCGCTCTTCTTATCCGTGAAGAAAGGCTTGGAGAGAACCTCCTCGAAACTGAGATTCACAGTCTTGCCACCCCTCAGTCTGTAATTCTTGACGACGTTTGAATTGGTCACCAAGTAATTCGTGGGTAACACGTTCTCGATGAATGTTTTCACCGCACGTTCCGATCGTGTTCGTGGTTGACGAACCATGTCGTGCATAGAATTCAAGAAATAGTGTAAATCATAATGTTTGTCCGACTTTCTCGAGATACCGATGTTCTTATAGTTGTTAGCGTTGATGAGAGGATTCTTAATTCGTGGGAAGACAGAAAACCCAAAATCAATCAAGACAGCTTCAAATCCCGCATTCGACATCGTGGTCCCCTTTATTTTCAGGTCCTTCACTGGAACTGGACGCACTAAGATGTTTCGAGCGTGGAGGTCATGATGACGAAACCCTGGATACTTTTGGTGGATCCGGTACAGATTGTAGATGACCTGTGCCATGACCGATTTAACTGCAGGGAGACTGGGTTGGTACTCTAACCAATCGGCCAATTCTTTACCCTTGATGTATTCAGAGTAGAGGATGTCTTTGTTGTCGCATGTCTTGTAGAGATACATCTTAGGAACACCGAACCCTTCCAACTTTTTCGCGATATCATATTCCATTTTCGGATTGATCCGGTCGACCGCATTCTTAAATTTCGCGAGGGGTACGTTGTTCGTGTTTTCAGTCAACGAAGGTGTTCTGATTTCTTTGTAGACGATATACTTTTCACACGTGTCATCGATACACCCACGGAACACTTTCCCGTACTGACCCTCGCCGATTTTCACAGACCCTTTGGTCATGGTTCCATTTTTCTTTTTCAACCAGAGGTGTGACGCGGGGGCACATGCTTTTTTACCCCTGAGTACTTTCTTCACCTGAGCGTTCATTAGTATACATATTCGTAAGAAGATTGTTTCAACTTACGGAAATGGGAAGGTAAACGAGTCCGAAGGACTCGGAACGGGGAACTCAGAAAATGGAAACGAGTCCGAAGGACTCGGAACGGGGAACTCAGAAAATGGAAACGAGTCCGAAGGACTCGGAACGGGGAACTCAGGATCATTCATCGACATCTTCTTCGATCTCATCTTCTTCTTCCTGTTCGGGGGGGTCAAGACCCTGGAAGGCGAACGAAGGAAGCTTGGCGGACTTCTCAAAGAGAACCTGTTGGAGACGGATGGTCACACCGAACTTATTATCGATGAACCAAATCTGGTTAATGTCGATGATCGCCATCGCCTTCTGTCCCTTGTCGATACTGTCGAGAGAAACCATATCACGGTTCATGGTATAACACTCAGGAACGAATGAACCATCCGCTTTGGTGAGTACCTTGAGTTTGATAGTGGCTGGGTACGGCTCCTTACCGGGTCGGAGGATGGGCTTGTAAAGCGCCTCCTTGAGTACGGCGACGTTAAACTCTTTGCCGAGCCACTCCTTAGCGTTCGCGGCTACCGTGTTCACGATGAGGTCATCGAGCTCACCGAGTTTCTTGTAAATGTCCATCGCACCCGCGTTATCAGGGTCAAAGGAGAGGTCGAGTGAGTAGGAAGTGCGACCAGTCGCCTCATCAGTATACGCACTCAAACCGTAGGGTGAGCGCATGAAAGGAAGTTGAACGTAAAGTTTTTTGTTGTCGCCCATGTTCAGATAGACGGCTTTACCGCCATTTTTGTTTTTACGAAGTTTCGAAAAGTTCACAGAGGAAGCAGAGAAATCGGAGGCTTGTTGGATAGAGAGCGACATTGTAGTTGGTTATATCTCTACAAGGCGGTTCGACTTTAAGTAACTTTTTTTCTTAACATATAGCATAACTACTCATGGGTTTCTTTAAGGACTGTGGATGCGGATGCAGAGGTAAGAAACAATACGATAAATTTGTGATTTCGATGATCTCAGCGCTCACGTTCTATGTGGTCGCCAACCCGATGACTTTTAGATTCGTCAGGGGACTTCTGAGTTCTAACATCGCGTCCCCCAACGGGTGTCCGACCGCTTTTGGTCTCGTGGTACACTCGATTGTTTTCATGTTCATCGTGTGGGGTATGATGAACATCAAAAAGGAAAGGCCGTGTGCGTGCGGTTTACGTAGACAGGTGAGGCGTGGAACTAAGACGGTCGTCTCTATGGCGGAAGCTCCCAATCCCGAACCCAATTTCAAGGAACCCGTGATTCCCATGGTTGATACTGGAAAGGTTTTGGAGCCATTTGAAATCGGCGTAGACGGTGGTCTCTTCAACTAAAACTCTTCGTCGAACATGATATTCTCGGAATCATCATCTAATTTACCATAGTCACCCACCCTCTTTTCAAAAAAGTTCGTTTTACCATCGAGACTGATGTTTTCCATAAAGTCAAAGGGATTCTTGGAACCCCAAATCGGTGGTTGACCAATTTGTTTGAGAAGGCGATCAGACACGTATTCTATGTACTCGGACATCTTTTCGGAATTCATACCGATGAGATTACACGGGAGCGCATCTATGATGAAATTCTTCTCGATCGCGACAGCCTCTTTCACGATGGAGTGAATCGTTTCCGTCGTTGGTTTGTTACGAAGCATCTTAAACAGTTCGACTGCGAATTCCTGGTGAAGCCCCTCGTCCCGGGATATAAGCTCGTTACTAAAACAGAGACCTGGCATGAGACCCCTCTTCTTCAACCAGAAGAGCGCACAAAAACTCCCCGAGAAGAAGATACCCTCGACACACGCGAATGCGAAGAGACGTTCCGCGAAGGGTCGAGTTTTCGTGTCGAACCATTTCATAGCCCAATTTGCCTTATTCTGAATACAAGGAATGGTTTGGATAGCTTCGAAGAGTTGTTTCTTCTCCGCTTCATCCTTGATGTATTTGTCGATGAGTTTGGAATACGTTTCACCGTGGATCATTTCGTTGTGAGACTGATACGCATAAAAAGATCGAGCCTCTGATATCTGTACTTCATCTGCGAAATTGTTGTTAATGTTTTCAAATACGATCCCATCCGAACCCGCGAAAAAGGCGAGGATGTATTTAATAAATTTTTGCTCATTACTCGTTAGGGTTTTCCAGTCTTCAATATCTTTAGAAAAGTCGACTTCCTCGGCTGTCCAATTCGACATCTGTGCCTTTTTATACAGTTCCCACAGATGAGGGTGTTTCAGGGGGAACACAGTAAATCTATTCAATGTCGGAACTAATATTGGTTCATATTCATTTTCTACGTAGTCTTGAAATTCAAAGTAGTCTCCGACACGACGATCGTCAATAAATATTTGGGGGTAGCTTATAATTGAATCACCGCATTTCTCTTTCAATTTATCTTTGTCGATCATGACCTTCTCAAAATCAAAATCCTCATTTTTACATAACGTAACCGCATGATCACAATACTGACAACCTTCCTTTGAATAAATTGTAACTTTCATCTGTATTAGTATCGTTGATTATATTTTGTTAGAAAACTCTAAGCATGATTGTGCCCTCTGAGATAATTCAGGACGATATCGTAAAAGTTTTAGTGAATGAAGATGGTATCGAAGATGGGATGTACGCCGTAGTCGCCATGAACACGGGTAAAACACTCGGTCTTCATTACCTGAACCCGACTGAATCAATATACAAATCCGCGTGTGTGTACAAATTAGACACATCCGAAGTCTGCCCCGCCCCCTACGACAGTCTCATGGAACATTACCCCTGTGGAACGACTTTCGAAGATCTCGAAATGAAACGCTTAGATGCGGATATGTATTCCTTCTACGCTGAGATTGATATAGAAGACAGCGATAGCGAGATCCATTTCCCGTCTACCGACAGTGATACTGATTCAGAGATGGCTGACTTCGTAGTCTCGGACACCGAAATACAGGGGTCTCCGCCTCCTGGACATCAAATGATCGATAAAGAATGGAACGCGTGGAAACCGTCAACACCAGGCGCGAGGAGTTTCAAGGAAACGATAGAATTGATCGAAACTCGCGTCAGAGGCCTAAGTGATGCGTCATAGAGATTGAAATAAAAGGTTCGATAAGACCAAAACAATGCTGGCAGCTATATGGTCCGAACTGGACGCTCTATTACCACAAAAAAATGAAGAAAAACCGGTAAATATTAATTTATGTCGTGAATGTCTGGGTGTAAAGGTCTTCGCCCGAGAAGGTTTACCGACGTGTTCTGAATGTGGTCTCATCGAAGACAGGTATATCGACGATACCGCGGAATGGACGAGTGGAATGAATGATGATGGAAAGGTGAATGATCCTTCGAGATGCGGTAACCCGAATGCGAATCCGGAGCTCTTCTCGCAGAACTGGGGAAAAGGAACGATAATAGCTACACAATATTCTTCGACGTACGAACAGAAGAGGATGGCGAAGATTAGCTTTCACATGTCTATGAATCACAGGGACAGGTCACTGTTCCACGCATACAAAGATATCGACGAGGCGTGTCACACGCTTTCCGAATCAATTCTCAAAGATGCGAAAATGATGTACAAAAAGTTTAACGAGGAAAAATTAACGCGGGGGGCGGTGCGTTTGGGGATCAAAGCGAATTGTGTGTTGTACGCATGTCGTCTCGCGAAACACCCACGAACGACAAAGGAAATAGCCGACATGTTTGGTATACAGTCGAAAGATATAAGTCGCACGACCCACATGTTTAAGGAGATGATCATGGGTGCTACGGAAAAGAATTACGTGACGAAATCATTCGATGTGATGAATCGATTATTGAATTCGTTCGAAGTAACTCGTGAGGAGAGGTTACAGTGTACTCGATTATGTAACAAGATTGAGGACTGTGTGGATTTGATGAGTAAGACACCGAACAGTGTGGCGTCGGCGATCATATTCATCGTGATGGGAGGGAAGATGAAAAAATCACTCTTGTGTGAAAAATGTAACATATCGGTACCAACACTTAACAAGATTGAAAGTATAATAAAAAAGCACTTAGAGCTTAAGGGATAGATTTAGAATATGGTGAAGCTCTTTCTCGCGACACCATGCTATGGGGGCCTCTGTTTAGAGAAGTACATGACGAGTATCATCAAGCTTCAACTCCTTTTAATAAAACAAGGTATCCAATTGTATCTCGACACGACCGAAAATGAATCTCTCGTCCACCGCGCCCGTAACGTTTCCGTAGGTCGCTTCATGCAGAAGACTGATTGTGAATATTTCATGTTTATCGACGCCGATATTCATTTTGACCCGGAAGCCGTCGTGCGTCTCGTCAAATCGGGACACGACCTCTCCGTCGCGTGTTACCCCAAGAAGGTTGTGATGTGGGACCAAGCCGCTGAGGCTGTCAAGAGGGGTGATGAACGCGACATGTCCATGCTTTCCTCGAGTCTCGTCATTAACTTTGGAGCCCAGAACCGACCCGTCACGAATGGATTCATCGAAATTCTTGATGGACCTACGGGATTCATGGTGATCAAACGATCCGTGTTCAAAACACTCGAGGAAAAGTTCCCTGAACTCTGGTGTAAGAATGACCACCAAAACAGAGATTTCGATGATTACCACGCCTGCTTCGATTGTATGATCGATCCTGGGAACCGTCGGTACCTCTCGGAGGACTACGCGTTCTGTCGTCGATGGCAACAAGCAGACGGTAAAATATACGCGGACGTGAACACGACTCTCGGACACATAGGAAATTTACCATTCAGTGGGTGTCTCAATGATAGGCTTAAGGCTTAGACACGAGTGAACACTATGAATTTGGTTACGATTCTCGTCACGCGTTCAAAGTCTTGTCATGTGAAGACTCTACATTCTATTTTGAAATTGAATATTCAATGTCTTCAAAAAGGTATCAATAATCAAATCACGTACGTGAATGATGATCCATTCGAAAAAGCTGAGGTGATCCAAATGAGTATGAAGACATGTGATCGTATTGTCTTCATCGATTTCGGAATTAGTGTTGACGATGCGTCCATCGATCAATGTTTTGAAACCCATGAAACTATAGGGTGTCTCGTTTTTCCGGGTGTGAAGGAAGGTATCGATTGGGAACTTTTCAAGACTAAAGTAAAGGATGGTAGCTCCGAACCTGTATCACAGATGGGTCTCTATTTCGACACGGCCGTCGGAAAGAAGATAAGTCCCGATGTGTATAATGTCGTACAGACAGATGCTCACGCATGGATCATGAACACGAAAAACGTGATCAAGAGCATCAAGGATAAAAAAACTGGAAACTGGAAGATTCATCCCAAGATGTTTGAGAAATTCAAGGAACAAGGTGTTCGAATGTATGCGTTTACAGCAGCTAAGTTGACGATGACCTATACGCATGAATGTATAAGTAACATACTCAACGCCGCGGGTGTAAAAATCAATTAAAGTTTTAAACATATACTAAAACATGTCTATAAAGTCGGACTCCCCGCTTTACAAATATGTCGTGAACTTTATTCACACTACGTGGGGAAGCAAGGACTATTTCCCTGGACCTCAACCCATCTCCATCGAATATAAACACTTCCCAATCTTGAAGAAGGGTAATTATGTGGTATGCGAAAAAACGGATGGTGAGAGATACATGATGGTCGCTCTCATGTACGAGGGGAAAAAGAAGTGTCTGTTTGTGAATCGAGCGTTTGATATGTTTGAAGTTTCCATTAACCTGAAGAAGAACGTGTACGACGGAACAATCTTGGATGGAGAATTGTATGATGGTAGTACCCTCATGGTATACGATGCCGTCCTCGTAGCCGGTAAACCAATTTGGAACATCGATTTACTCCAACGTCTCGGCTTCGCGTTGAGTGTGATACAACCCATCATTTACATGAAAATGGATAAATACCGTCTACAGTTGAAGACTTTTTATGCTATGGATAAGTTTAGAGAGTTTCTGGACGAACACCTTCCGACGGTGCGTCAAGAGACAGATGGACTCGTATTCACACCCGTGAATGAACCGGTGAGAATAGGAACGCATGAGACGATGTTTAAATGGAAACCCCAAATTAAGAATACAGTGGACTTTCTCATGAAACGGGAACCGACGAGAGAGACACCCGGTTGTACACCCGGAATACACAGTTGGAGACTCTACGTACAGGAAAAGGGGAAGTTGTATTTTGAAGGTGAAATTCCACACAATAGAATCGCCGATGAACCGTGGTTTGAGGATGGAGCTATCGTAGAATGTATGTACATGAGTCACGATCAACCGATGTGGTGGAAACCGATCAAGCGGCGCATGGATAAAACGTACCCCAACAATCGGAGGACGTTTTACCGAACGATCGTCAATATTAAGGAGAATATTCAGATGAAGGAGTTTTTAGATTGTAGACCATGAAATAATAACCAGCCTCTTCGGGTAACTCGTGTTCCCTAACATTATCGTCATCAAATAGAAACCATTTATTTTTACGTTTTATGAAACTCACGTAGTGTCCGTCGTTTTGGTTCCCTACGTGTACGGCACTCGCGATTAAATTGTACTCGTGTGTGTTCATGACCATATGTTCGATGATTTTAACATGACTTTTCGTATCGAAAGAAACCATCAAGACTTGGGGTAACTTGGAGAAGAGCATCCTCGTCGTCGCCACGTGGTGTACATTCCCATCCGTATCCTCAAAATTTTCTAGGACGTTCCATTCGGTACTCTTCGCGAGCATATCCCTCATGTCCTTTCCGTTGGATGTTATCAAATGAATACTGAAATCTTCTTCATTCGATGATTTTCCACCCGGCCAAATAGTTTCTTGTGTCTTTTTCCCATAAAACCATTGTTTAATCTCTGGTTTCGCGATTTCAAGAATGTCTATGATACACAGCACAGCTTCCTGTACGTCGTGTTGTTCGTGTAATCTAAATCGAGGAAACGTGGTTCTAAAATGTTCGAGAAGAGGTGCGATGGACAGACACGTATCTCCTTTCGTCCAATAGACCTTGACTAAATCAGAGTACGCTCGGGTAAAAGCACACACCCCGACGTACGGGTTTCGCATGAAGTGATTCGTCAACATGGGAATGTGTAAGAGACATTGTACGGTGGTGTTGAAATAGCAAGTGTTTCCATGATTTTGGAAACCTTTCATTACATTTTATACACAAAAAAGGCTTAAGTAAAAGACGCGACGTACATTTGTTAAGAAAGAATGAACATCAAAACGATCATCGAAAAAGTGAACGCGGTGTTCGACGCGCACAAGAGCGAAGAACACATCGAGGTTGAGATTCGTCTCGGGAAGCATAACGGCT